AGATCCAAAGGCAATCAACCGATGAATGCGAGGGATCGGAAAAGCCGGGTGTACACTCCGCAGGGGTTTCAAGTTCAAACGGTCAAATAGTTTTTTCATAGCATATTCTTCCCCACCGATCCTTTTACTGAAATAACACATTACTAATTCAAATACAATAAGTTATGGCAAACAAACCCACCAAACCAATCAAGTTGTCAAACACGAAACCTCTCACGAAGGATGAGGAGATGATCAAACGGATTCAATTCTTTGCTCAACGCAGGGAGGGAATCGCAGTCAGCATCCTCACCTCACTCTGCAGGGGCAACGGCTTCGCCTATCCCAAAGACCAGGACAATTTCGGTCAGCTCGTTGACCTGTCCGTTGAGATGACTGACCGACTCCTGGAGAAACTCTACCCTGTACCAAAGACGGAAAAAGACGGGGAGGTTATGAGAATCAAACCGGAGGAAAAGAAATGAAACTCGGAGATACCCTTGGGTGGAGGGGTGTGAACAAAGACCATCACGGCATCATCTCCCAAAGCGAACAGGGTGACCTGGTTGTCCGGATGGAGGACGGGAGCATCCTTCCACTTGAGGATCTCCTCGGAGCAAAGTCCTTCCGTGTATTCCCCAAAGAATAGCAACACGGTGCGGAAAAGCCAGGAGTGATCCCTGCAGGGTGGCTTCTTTTCTTTTCACACTTCTTCTCATATGCATAGGTTATAGTTTTAGGTTAACACCCACCGCACCTTTTTAATAACACGAAAAATGAAAATCAAGAAACTCATCGAAGCACTCCGCAACATTAACGGGCGGAGACTCGCCAAGTCCGTAGGCATCTCCCTCGGACTCGCCCTCATCATCACTACCATCATCGTTCTCGGCAGGTACGCACCGGGTGTTCTCCTGGCAATCGGCTTCTGCCTGTTCACCGCATTTGTCTATTTCCTCATCACGATGTCCGAGGAATAGTGTGACAAAAACCGCCTCCGGACTATTTAATGGAAGAATGACAAGGAACGAGATAGTTGACACACTCGCCAAGTCAAGGAGGGTGGAGCATATGGTGGAGAGCATCTGCCATCACTCATTGACACCGGACTTGAAGGACTTGTGCCAAATGGTGTACCTAATCCTCCTTGAATACGATGAGGACAAAATCATTGACCTGTGGGAGAACAACGAGATCAACTTCTTCCTCGCCAGGATCATCCTCAACCAATACCGATCCACCAGGTCACCCTTCCACACCCTGTTCCGGAAATTCCAGGAGAGATCCGTTGGCATCTCCGTAGTATGGGACATCTCCGAGGCGGACATTGAATCAATCAGACGGAACTTCATTCCCTGGAGGGACAAATGATCAGCGAGGTTGTTGCAGAATATCGGCAGATCAAAGCCGAATACGCATTCGATCCGGGCATCTTCAACCCGGATGATCCGAAGGTCGCACGGCTCAAGGAGATCATTGACACCAAACTCTCCCAGGCGGACAAGACCATCCTCCTCCTCTATGTGGATTGTCAGTCCTACCGCAAACTCGGAAAGAAGCTGAATCTCTCACATATGACCGTCCGCAGGGAGGTCTTGAGAATCCGGAAGATTGTATTGAACGAATTCAACGAGCAATGACACGCAAAGAGAAAACGATCCGGAGGGTACTCCTCCAAAGAGCCGAGTGCATTGACAAATACCTCGGTCAATGTGCCGGACTGACTCCGGAGGACAGGGAATATTTCAAGGGCAAGAGGGAGGGATTCCTCCAGGCATACTCCCTCGTTGCAGAGAGCATCGAATCATTGAGATTCGAACTATAAACTGACAATAAAGATGATAACAAAAAAAGACAGGGCATCACTCCTTGAGGGTAGTGAGTTAAGGATGTTAACATTTCTCCTCAATGTCTCCTCTAATGAATGGAAAGATTATTCAGTTGAGTCATTTCTTGAGTTGCAAAGAATCATCATCTCCTACATCCGGTGTGGATTCAAGGGTGTGGATGCGGTCATTCCGGGGAAACTTGTCCCGTTGTGGAATGAATGCAAAAAGAGGATTGATCCGTATCTCAAAGAAATCTACGGATGGGAATGAGCATATACCTTCAACTCATCCTTGTGGCATCCGTCATCATCTACATCGTTGACCTCTCCGGCTTCACCGATGCCTGGAGGCGGGCGATAGCACGAAGGATGCACATACCGGAGAACAACCTCCGACCTCTCAAGCCGTTTGACTGCGGGCAATGTATGACCTGGTGGGTGTGCCTCGCCTATGCACTCATCGCAGGGCAGTTCTCCCTCACCGTTGTCGCATTCTCTGCACTCCTCTCCTTCCTGTCATTTCCAATCGGACAGGTATTTATATTTATCAGAGAATGGGCATTGTGGCTCATCAATAAACTGATGCCGGAGGAATGATGACGGAGGATCTGATCAACACCTGCCTCGCCCTCTCACTTGAGGAGAAGAAGCAGCTCATCGCACGGCTCACCGCCAATGTGACCGGATGCGACTACGGACACGCAGCAAACCTCCTGGACATCTATTCCGATGTGACCGGGCGGAAGGTCAACCTCTTCTGCCGTGACCAGGAGGATGTGTGGGGAAAGGCGATGGTGGCATACCAACTGCTTGAGGAGGGATTCTCCATCTCCGCAGTTGCGAGGATGCTCTACCGGAAAGACCATTCCACCGTAATCCGTTATCGGCAGAAGATGGATGATGCCCTCGCAGTCCCGTCCGCCTACCGGGACATCATTGAAATATGGAACAACTTTAAAGCAAGGATACAATGAACTTCACGAAAGAGCAGATGGAAATCCTCTCCAAGTATGAGCAGTATTTCCACACCGCAACCAAAGCGAACTACACCCGCAATCCCGGCAGGGTTGCACTCCAGGAGATGCATCAGATCTTCAAGTCCGCCACCGGATCAGCCATCGGACTCAACACCGGATGCGGGCATTGCATTTACAACCTGGTCAAAGCCGTTGCCGTTGCCTACTACAAGGACAAGGCGGAGATGGAGGCACTCGCAGCCAAGGCGGTCAAAGCCGAGGACATCCCGGCAGAGCCAAAAGAGAAAGTCCAGGTCAAGACAAAGACACGGAAATCCAAGAAGGCTGAATGACCTACAACCTCGCAAACGAATTCCAACGGAAAGCATTCCTTGCTCGGTGCGAGGACTGCCTGGACAAGGCATCGGTGGTTGAGCTGACCACCAAGTCCTTCCGGACAAGGAATCAAAACTCATATCTGCATCTCCTCATCGGTGTGGTTGCCATTGACACAGGGAACACCCTCGCCTTCACCAAGGAGCAATACTTCAAGAGGCTTGTCAATCCGGACATCTTTGTCCAGGAGGTGACCGACCTATATTGCGGAAATGTGCAGGTTGTCAGATCCACCGCAGACCTAACAAAGGAGGAACTCTCAATGGCTATTGACCGATTCAAGAGGTGGGGTGCTGAAAACGGGATCTACCTGCCCAATCCCGGTGATGAATCCCTCCTCCGTGAAATAGAAATCGAAATGGGCAGACAAAAGAATTACCTGGGAGGATAGGCTATGGCAAAGGATAACATTTACCCTCCGTTCAACTACACCCTCGGCAGACCTCTGAAATACAAGCCGGATGAGATGCTTGAAAAGTTCCAGGATTATGTGTCCTGGGCGAAGGGCAACCCCATCTCCATCGAAAAGAATGTGGTGAACACCACCACCAAGGGCGAAACTTATAAGAGTGACTCGGTGGAGACAAAACCGAGACTCATCTCCATCAAGGGATTCCTCGTTTTCCTTGGTGCGGGCAGTGATTGGTGGCAGTCCCTTGACCGGGAAGGTGCGAAGAGAGCTGAAGAATTTTCAAGAGTCAAGTCCTTCATACGGGACTACTGCGAGAGTTATCAGTCCGAGATGGCTTCCGCAGACATCTTCAATGCCAACATCGTGTCCAGGCTTCTCGGTCTCGCAGACAAGAAGGACATCACCTCCGGTGGCGAGAAACTTGACCGCATTATCGTGCAGTCAGAGGAGGAGAGGGACAAGGTGGCGAACATCAAAGACCTGGATGTCTGATGGCGGATATGCGATTCAGCAAGGTGTTTTGGAAGATCTACGATGCCTGTGCGGACAAGCCTCGTTATATCTCCAACAAGGGCGGAACTCGGTCAACCAAGACCTATTCCACCCTGCAGTTTCTGCACCTGCTGATACCCAGGGCGGACAAGCCGGGTGACATCACCTCCGTTGTCTCCGAGACATTCCCTCACCTCAAACGAGGTGCGATCCGTGATTTTGAGAACATCATCGGTCACCCTCTCATAGGCGATCCCCATTGGATTGAGACCAACCACACCTGGACATATGACAACGGAGCGAAATTGGAATTTTGGTCTGCGGACTCATCTGACAAGGTACACGGTAGCCAACGCAAAAGATTGTTCGTGAACGAAGCCAACCACATCCCCTTTGAGATCTTCCGGCAGATGGCAGTCCGCACCTCCGGCATCATCTTTATTGACTACAACCCTGCCTCCGTTTGTTGGATACAGGAGCAGATCGAATCCAAGGACAACTGCACCCTCATAAAGTCCACATACAAGGACAACCCTTTCCTCACCGAGATGCAGATCCGGGAGATTGAGGACAATCAGTCAGATGCCAATTGGTGGAAGGTGTACGGCTTGGGAGAGGAGGGAAGCCTGGAGGGACTCATCTATTCCTTCGATCAGATTGACACTCTGCCGGAGAAGGACGGTAACCTCATCGAAATCCAGGGACTTGACTTCGGCTTCACCAACGATCCAACCGCCAGGGTGCAGGTGCTTGCCGACCACCGGAAGAAAATTCTCTACTGCAGGGAGAGATGCTATCAGACTCATATGCAGAACAAGCACATCATTGCAGACCTCCAGGCGGACGGCATCGGAAGAGGAACGGAGATCTATGCGGATTGTGCCGAGCCGAAATCCATTGCCGACATCAAGGAGGCGGGATTCAAGGTCATCCCTTGTGACAAGGATGCACCCGTCAAGTCAGACAAGTTGCTCTTCCAACTCCAATGGATGCAGGGGTGGACACTCAAGGTGACCAAGGACTCCATTAATCTGATCCGGGAGCTGCGGAACTACACCTGGGCAACCGACAAGGACGGAAACAACCTAAACCAACCCATAGACAAGTTCAACCATCTCCTGGATGCAATGAGATACGCAACTTGGACACGATTCGGCAGGGATGCCGGGTATGGGCAATATAGCATTTCATTTTCACGCAAACGATATGGACATAATTGATTCTTTTGACAAGTTGAAACTCGGCACATTCCGGGAGATCCAGGAGGTGCAGCAGCAGGAAGGGGTGGAAGAGATTGACAAGCACATCACCATCCTCTCCCTCCTCACCGGGGCATCGGAGGAGGACATC